ATGATTTTGTGCGTTTTTTATCTTCTTCTCTGTATTTTGCCATCTTAGCGGCTTTATTTTGTTGTCGCTTAAGAATCTTGGCTTTACGCACTCCCTCACGTTGTTTCTCAGCAACGCGAGGATCTATAATGGGTTTAATTATCTTAGACTCTTCCTTCTTCTCCTCAGAAGCTAAGATCAATTCATTGAATTCTTCGTCTTCTGGAGTACAAGATGGACACATGCAAAAGATATCCTTAGTACATTTCTCCAACACTTCGTCGTACTTACGATTAAACTCTCTCTCTTTTTTAGTTTGCTTCTTTCTTTTAGGTTTCAACTTGGCCGGTGCTACGTCTACGGGTAACACTTGATCGGGACTATAAGATTCCTGTAACTTCTTCCGTTGTTTACGGGTGAATCGTTTATATTCATCCGCAGTAAACTTCCTGGTTCTAAGAAAAACCGCAAACTCTTCTTCTGTGTATGGCTTAGCATTTCTAACCTTGACATATTCAGTCTTTGGTTCTAATTGTACGTTTCGTGCATCCAAATGCTCGTTTATGTACTCTTGATCTACTTTTCCAACACGATTTCTCGTACCCTTTCCTCCTTTCCTAAATTGTAATTTAGTTTGAGCGATACGACTTATACTGGGTAGAGCGTATCAAACCTACCCAGGTTGGTGCTTAAAACATTTACTTGATCTCTTTTACAGCTCCACATAAATGAGATTCAAAGGGAATTCTCCCCCATTTAGATATGGTAAATGACTGTTCTTCCGATGCTGACAGCTTATCCACGAGCTACATGAGCTCGATCGGCATCCATTAATCCTTCAATAGAAGGTGCGATGAGGTGATACCCTTTAAAAAGGGTATGATCGTGACATGTCTCACTTCCTCAACATATAAAGTTCGACTATAATATACCGTTATAATATGAACATGCTATTATAAACGTGACTAGTCTCCTGGTCCAACCAGGGCACAGATTACATTCATCTACATGCCTCTTCGGCGTGCATATGACACAGTAATCTATGACTAGAAATAAC